TGTAGAAATAAGTTTAATAGAAGTTACTAAAAATAAAACCTTGCTAGATGTAGCAAGAGGCTTATTGCAAAGGTGATTTTATGGAAAGAGTTAAAATTTATGTTAATGGAAAAGAATATAAAAATATTTTTATTCAAGTAATTTGGAGTGGTGCTATACACGGAACAGCTAGAAAGTTAGAAGTTGAGTATTTAGGAGATATTATAACTAATATTGGAGATGAAGTTGAATTTTCTTATGATGATGAAAAACTATTTGTTGGAAAGGTATTTTTTCATTCAAGAAAAGGAGATACTGTTAAGACATTCTATGCTTATGACAATTCTATTTATCTGAATAAAAATAACTTTGTTAAAAATTTCTTTAGGAAAAAGCCTTCTGAAATTATAAAAGAAATATGCGGAGAACTTAATTTAAAAATAGGTAAAATACCACAAGATGAAGTTACTTGTACTTATCCTGCTATTGACAGAAGCGGATATGAAATTATATTGAATGCTTACACTATTCAACATAGAAAAAATAAAAAGATTTATTCTATTGTAAGTAATGATAAAGCAATAGATATAGTTGAGCAAGGAACACATGCTGATGTTCTTTTAACAAGTGCTGATAACATTTCTACATCTTCATATGAAGAAAGCATAGAAAATATGATAAATCAAATAGTTATCTATAAAGTAGAAAATGAGAAGCAACAAATACTTAATAAAGTAGAGAATGCAGAAGATAAAAAGAAATTTGGACTATTTCAACAAGTTATGCAATTTGAAAAAGATGTAGATAATATAGCAAATGCTAAGGATATGCTAAAAAGTATAGAAAAAAGTGCAAAATTACAATGTTTAGGAAATGTATTAATTCAAGCAGGGTATAATATAGGAATACAAGAGCCACATAGTGGACTTGTTGGAGATTTCTTAGTTAAATCAGATGCTCATGTCTTTGAAGGAGAAACTCATTATTGTAATGTTGAGTTAGCATTTGAAAATGTAATGGATAAAGCGGAATTTGAAAACAAAGAAAAAGTTAAAAAAAGTGATAAAACTAAAAAAAGTAAAAAAGCTAAAAAAGAGAAAAATAAAAAAGTAGATAAATTAGATCAACTGTTTCAAGAAGGGTGGGATAAGAAATGAGCGAATTAGGTTCTTTAATAGGTGAAATGATAGGACAAGCTACAAAAGGAACATCTATCATAAAGGCATCTGTAGTCACTCCACCCCCAAACTTAACTATTGAATTTGATGGTCAAGTTATACCAAGTGAGCAAATTTACTGCAGTAATTATTTATTACCTCATTATCATAGAGATTACACTATTGATGGAATAATAGATAAAATTGAAATAGATGTAGCTAAATACAATTATAATAATAATACTCAGGATGCAATGGGGCATAAGATACCAAAATTAAAAGGAAGCGGAACATTTCAAGGTAATGGAACATATAAATCTCACAAGGATATTTGGTTCGAGGATACATTACAAAAAGGAGATGAAGTACTTGTACTTGTTATGGGTGTACATTATGTAGTTGTAACAAAAATAGTTAAAATGCCGAGTGAAGCAATAAAGGGGGTGTAATGTGGAAAAAGATTTTAATATTTTTCTTAAAAAAACGGATACAGAAGTTGAAGAAATGGCAACTTTTAAAGAATATGCTATAGACTTTAAAACTGGAGAATATATAAAAGAAGGAAATGATATAAAAGTTTTAGAAGAAAATGAAGCTTTAAAAGTATGGATATTTAAGGCATTAAAGACTGAAAGATTTAGATATACTGATGTGCATAGTGATGAATATGGGAGTGAATTAGAAACTAATATAGGAACTATCTATCATAAAACAGTTAAAGATGCTTTAATGATAAATCAAATAAGAGATACATTGTTAGTAAACCCTTACATTACAGAATGCTATAATTTTGACATTTCTAACGAAGATGAATATGTTCCACAGATAACCTTTAATGTAAGAACTATATATGGAGAACTAGAAATGGAGGTGTAAAGTGAAAGATAGAATAGAATTAAGAAATAATTTCTTAGATAACTTAAAAAACCCACTCTCAAAAACGGAAGGCACTTATAACTTTGATATTGCTGCAACATTTGGAATAACAGCTGAAGAAGTTTACAAAGAGTTAGAATTTTGGGAAAAACAAACTTTTATAGATACTGCAACAGAAGATGAATACGTTGATAAGCATGCTTTAATGTTTGGAGTAAAAAGAAGGGTAGGAACTAAGGCAAAAGGAACTCTAAAAATAACAGGAAAAGCAAACTCTATCATAGAAGAAAATACAATATTTCTTAATAGAGATGCTATAAAGTATAAATCTTTAAGAAAAGAATATCTTAGCACAGCTGGAGTTGCAGAGATAGAAATAGAATGCTTATCAGAAGGAAAAATAGGTAATGCTGCAATAGGAGAAATTACAACTTTTGAAATTCAAAATAGCAATATCTACAGTGTTACGAACGAAAAAGAAATTATAAATGGATATGATAAAGAACCTAATTCTGTACTTGTAGCTAGAGCTAAAGAAAAAGCTACGAGACCTGCTCATAGTGGAAATATCTATGATTATGAGCAGTGGGCTAAGCAAGTTGATGGAGTTGGAAAAGTCTTAGTAAAACCTCTTTGGAATGGAAACGGAACTGTTAAAGTTCTAATTGCTAATTATAATAATGATATAGCTGATTCTAGTCTAATTCAAAAAGTTAGAGAAAGAATACAAAGCGATGACGGTAGACCTGTTGGAGCTGATGTAACTATAGAAAGCTTTAGAGCTAAGACTATAAACATAGAAGTTAATACTATATTAAAATCTGGATATGTTTTATCTGATGTAAAAGAAAAGATTGAATCTCTTTTGAAAGCTGTTATAAAAACTGGGAATGCTACATTTGAGAAAGCTAATAAAACAATATTATCTATCAATCGTTTAGAGAAAGCTATTTTAGAAATAGATGGAGTAAATGATAACTTTGTAAAAGTAAACAATTCTAATTCTAATATAGAAATTGCAGATGATGAGATATTAGTAGTTGGGACAGTGATTATAAATGAGCAATAGATTGATTAAGAAAGTTTCAAAAATAGCTAGAAACACTTTACAAGAAGATTTAATAAGAACACTAGATTTAATCTGTGAATATGCTAAAAATGATATACAAAAATACAAGGAGCTATTATTTATAGCTTTTTTTAATGAGCAACAAGTGGCTAATTATGAAAGGTTTATGGAATTAGACTATAAAAATGGTTGGAGTCTACAGGATAGAAAAGACAGAATTATCTATACTTTACTATCAAAGAATATCTTTACTCCACAAGTTTTAAAAGAACAAGCAAAGATATTCACAAATGGAGAAATTGAAGTTATTGAAAATTACAATGATTATTCTTTCATAATAAAATTTACATCAGTAGTCGGAATACCATCTAATTTGGATAACTTTAAAAACTTTATTCATATTAATAAACCAGCTCATTTGAATTTTAGTATTGAATTTAGATACAACACACATAACCAAGTGGCTTATTTGACTCATAACAGCTTAAAACTTAAAACACATAAAGCTATTTATGATACTAGACTTTATAATGATGCTGATGTTATTAGAAAGTACCACAAACACATAGAACTTAATAACTTTAAAAATGATGAATTAAAGAATAAGACACATCAAGCAATTTATGATGAAAGGAGATAAAAATGTCTGATTATACTAAATATTTAAGATTGATGAAACCATCTGGGAATGAGTATTATGATATAGAAAATTTTAACCACAATGCAGAGTTGATAGATAAAGAAACAGAGAAATTAAACAATGCTGTTACTAAAATACAAGAAGGAGCAACAAGAGAGAAAGCAGGGATAGTACAGTTTGGAACAGAAGAAGGAAAAGCATTAGAAGGAATGATGTTAGCAAGACTTGCTGGGTGTGTTGGGTACGGAGGAGACATTCAAACCGCTGGAGTTAAGGATGTTAACTACATTTACTACGATAGAAACACAAGAAAAATGTATAAGTGTTTAAATCAAAATAGTGATGTTTCTGCAAATGTGGCTAATTTTATTCCACTTGATAATAACTCACTTCTTGAGAGATTGGAAAATCTATTTAATTTTGAATATAAAGAAAACTGGGAAACAATTACAGGCTGTGTAAGTATGACATCCCAAATTATTAAACTTTCAGGTGTTATGATACAGATAAATACTTATAATTTTGATAGAATTATAAATAAAACTAGACTAACTTTTCCAGTAACATTTAAAGGGATTCCTTTTGTTACTGTAACAGATAATGATTTTTCTTTGACAGAATCAAGTTCAAACTATCGTATTGGTTGGAGTACAAATAATTATGTTGATGTATCTGGACTCAATGCAGGTTTTATGATATTTGCTATTGGACGTATATAGTCTATTAAATAGCTAAATTAAATTGCTCCAACTACTAGCATTGTGAAACCACCATTAAACCCCTGAACTTCTACGGAATCCAAACTAGTCCAATTGATTCCAAGAGGTCCAGGTGGAGTTGAGGCAGTATCATTATCTTGAAATGTTACAAATGGTGATACTTTATATTTAATTGGAAATTTTATCGTTGTTTTTCCAATTACTTTAGAAGTTTCGACTATTACACTTGTAATTGCTAATTTTCCAACTGTATATACTCTAGCTGTAATACTTGTTACATCTTTTATTTGAGCATAATTATTAAACTCTCTATATGTGTAGAGATTTTCCAATTTATATACTTTTTAAAATTATTAAGGAGGTAAAAAAATGATTTATATTTACAAAAAAGATGAACTAATAGATACATTAAATTATGATATAAAAGAATTTAAAAAAGAATGGTATCCCAATTTTCAAGATGATATGAAAATATATGATAAAAAATTTGAATATCCTATTTTTGAAAATGGTGGACTAAGAGAAATGACAAAAGAAGAAAAGATAAAAAATGGAATAAATGTAACTTTAGAAGAAGGTGAAGTTATAAAAAATAATAACTTAATTGAAATATCTCGACCAAGTAAATATCATAAATGGATTGATAAAGAATGGGTATTGAATTTAGAAGAATTAAAAATAAAAAAAAGAGAGGAATTAAAAGCAATTAGAACATCTAAACTTTTTGAAAATATTACTGTAAATGGTAATACCTTTCAAGTCAGAACAGAAGATTTAGAAAATTTTTGGGAAGTTGATTATATGTTAAAAAATGGAGAAGTTACAGAAACTGATACGAGAAATTGGGTATTATCTAATAATACTATAAAACCTTTTAAATATTCTCAACTAATGGAAGTATTAACAGAGTTTATAAAAAGAAAAGCTGAAATATTTGAAAAATTTGGAATACTTTCAATTAAATTAGAAGCTTGTAAAACAGTAGAAGAAATTGAAGCTATAAAATGGCAATAGAGAAGTTTTAAATCAAAAGACATATTCTTAATAGGCTATGTCTTTTAAAACTCTTATATTGGCTTATTATTTTAAGGAGGAGCAAATGTTTAATTTATCAAATATTAGTTTAGAAAAAATGAATAGAGTGCATCCAAACGTTGTAAATTTTATAAAAGAGCTTATAAAAGAATCTCCATACGATTTTAAAGTTACATGTGGAGTAAGAACTGCTGAAGAACAAAATCATGAGTACCAAAAAGGGAGAACTATTTTATATGATAGCAATGGTAATAAACAACCAAAAGTTAGTTGGTGTGATGGCTATATTTTAAAATCAAAACACCAAGTAAAAGTTGATGGTTATGGATATGCTGTTGACATAGCTGTCTTGGAAAAAGAAAAATACACTGATAAAAAAACTGGAGAAGAAAAAGAAAAGACAGTTGCTAGATGGGATCATAAATATTATAAAGCTATTTATGATATTGCCAAAAGCAAAGGTTTGATTGATAAATATGGGATAGTTTGGGGTGGAAATTGGAAGAAGAAAGACTCTGTACATTTTCAGCTAGGAGTAGCTGATAATATTCAATTTAAAAGATAATGGAGGTAAAAAGTATGAATTTTAATAATTTTCAAAATATGTGTAAAGAAAAAGTGGTCGACTATTTTAATAACAGAGTTGAGAAAACAGATGATACTAAGATAACAATAGATGATGTATTTGTTGTTTGGTACTGCAAAACATTACAAAATGCAAAAGTATTATTATCAACGGTAGTATCTGATGGAATGTATTATGAACTTACTTACAATGGAGATAAAAACGAATTGTACTTAGATGTTTATAAAAAATGGGAAAATAAGAAGTATGATGTAAAATAAGGAGGTATATCATGCCAGAACTAGATGAATTTAATTTAAAATATTATGATGGAAAAGATTTTATTTTAGAAAAAGATTATAGATATATGATAGGAGAAAAATTAATTCATATACCTGCAGGTTTTAAGTGTGATTTAGCTAGTGTACCTAGGATTTTCAGAAATGTTATTAATACTTATGGGGACCATACAAAAGCAGCTGTTATTCATGACTGGTTGTATAGAAAAGGTCATAATTTAGGAGTAAGTAGAAAAGAAGCAGATAAAGTATTTTTAGAAGTTATGAAAGAACAAGGGGTAGGCTTTTTCAAAAGACAGTTAATGTATAGAGCTGTTAGAACATTTGGGATGTTTGCATACAAGGAGGATTAATGGAATTAGAAATAACTTTAACATTATTAGGAATGCTTGGAACATCTTTAATTACAGTTGGTGGAGTTATTTTAGGCTATCACAATTATTTGATGAGGCAAATCAATAAAAGATTAAAGAAAGAAACATATTATATAGAACGTGAAAAATTAGAAAAACAACTTGAAGAAATTAAAGATAGCTCTGAGAAACAGAAAGATGAAATAAAAGCTATGATAACAAAATTAGGAGATAAAGTAGAAGCAGATTATCAAAAAATTTGTGACCATTTATTAAATTGTAATAGGAGACAAAATGGATAGAGGATCAATTATAAAAGATGTATTACTGAAGCTAGGAGAAAACACAATATATAATGATAACAAAAGCGACATCTATGTAACTTGTGGAGAGCAATTAGATAGTGTAGTAAATAACATTGCATATTCATCTGCTTTTCTTTTTAATGCTGTAACAGTAGAACTTACAAATTATGGAAAAGTTGATGATGAATACAGATTTAATAAACCTATCGATTGTTTAAATATTTTAAGAGCTAATAATGATTATAGATTAGAAAATGAATTTATATATTCAACTAGTGATAAAATAAAAATTCAATATTGTAGAAGAATAGATTTATCAGAAATTCCAGATAATTTATTTAATTTGATTGTAGCAATGACAGCTAGAAAAATGGCATTTGCATATAATACTTATAGAAAATCTTTAGAGCTTTTAACTAATGAAGTTACTTTATTGAAAAATGATGTAGTTTCACAACAAGGATTTCAATTCTGGGGTGATGAATGATGCTTATAACTAGTAATAATATGTTTACATATGGAGAAGTTGGTGAAAGATTAGGTGGATTGAGGGAAAGTGAAATTTATCAGCAATCTGCTCAAAAAATAGAAAACTTAATAATAAATGAAATGGGAAATTTGAAGATAGCTAAGAAATTGGCTATCTCTAATTTTAACCATAATATTAAGGAAATAATTGATACTAAATATAATTTTTATATTTGTATTACAAACGATAATAAAGTAGCAACATATGAAAAAACTAACAATTCATTAGGAAGACAACTTTCTATTAATAATACAAATATAGGAAATTTTAGAATAGCTAAGATGTGTGATGATAAATTATTTGTAATAGGTCCTCAAAATTATGCTTTTGAATTCAATAAAGACACTGGAGCAGTTGGAATATCAAATTTTTTAAGTCTAATGAAGTTGCCTATAAAAGATAAAGAAGCTATAAGAATTGATATCTATAGAGCTTACAGAGTTGGATCAGAAATTAGAGTATCTATATTAGGAACTTTTGAAAATCCACAATTTGAAGTCTCTAATGGTATTATAAAAATGGCTGGAAGTAATATAGGACTTTCAAGAATATATAAAGAATATAAAGCTTCTATATCAAAAGATAATATAGATGGTGCTACTGATGGTATGACTTTTGGAGTATTTCATAATTATAAAAATGTAACTGGAAACAAAAATTATTATGTTGGAAATTCTTTATTAACTCTTAGTGGAGAAAGAAATGACCCATTATATAAAGGTAATTACTTTTCTTCATTTGGAGGAAATGGAATTGGAGATATAACTTTTGGCGAATTAATAAAAGTAAATGAAAATATTACCACAATTGGAGTTTATCAGGATAGATTAGTAATAATTAATAATGGATCTCTTTATTTTTCTAAGAAATCAGATTATTTAGATTTTAGAAATAATACTCAATTAGATAGTGCTTTCTTTTTCAAGCCTAATCCTATAGATAATATATATCCTAATATTTATGATATGTACATAGCTGATAAAATGTATATTACAACTTCAAAAGGAGTATATGTAGTATCAACAAATAATATATTAACATCAAATAGTTACACTGTATTTATTGCATCTGAATTAGCTTGTCATGAAGATAGTAAATATTCATATAAAAATAAAGGAGCTTTATTAAATAATGTGTTCTATTACCTTACTGCAACAAATGATTTAAGGAGTATTGAGCAATTACCTAGTTCACAAGGAATAGAAAGTTATTCAACAACTCTTGTAGAAAAATACGAGATAAATTCTAAATTTGACAATATATTTAAATTAAAATATAACAATAAATACTACTTAGTTGCTTGTAGAAAAGAAAAAGAAATTATAGATAAATTATTTATGTATGAACAACTTGACTATAAAATGTTTAGAAGATACTCGTTAAACCTTCCAGAAAATACTAATAACATAAAAATAATAAATGGAATTATTTTAGGTGAAAATAAAATAATGATTGAAAGCGATGAAAACGTAGGTAAATCTATTCTAAGAATCAATCCACCATATTTAAAAACTAGAGAAGGAGGAAAATATAGTAACGATTATTCTTCAAGAGTTGTAAGAGTATTTATTAAAGTATTGAATGAAGATAAGGCAGCAATAAAGGGAATTAAGATTAATAATACTATGATAACTAAAAGTGCTATAGATGACGATTTATTTAGTGTATTTAAAATAGAAACAAGTTTTCAAATTTTAAATGGTTTCAATATAGAAATTATTTCTAATGAAAATAATAAAATATTTGAAATTTTAGGTATTGATATAAATATAGAAGTTGTAAGTGATTAAGAGGTGATTTGAATGATGGGAACAGTTTTAGCTCAACTTGCAATAGGCATAACACAAGGATATGGAATATATAAACAAGGAAAAAAGATTATAAACGCAGGAGAAGAAGTTAAATCTATATACGGAAAACTTAGAACTAAGGAAAAAGATTGGAAAGAAAGTTTTGAAAATAATAAAATTTCTATAAAAAAAATTAAAAAATATCAAGATGAGCAAGCCAAAATGCAATATGAGTATAATCAAAAAGAAATAAGCAGATCTTTAGAAGGAAACTTAAGAGGAATATTATCAGGATATGTTTCTGCAAGAGAAAATTTAGAGCAAGAAATTACTAATATTAAAAGCAAATTAGCTTTTTATGATATAAAAAATGTTGAAAGTAGCTCTATACAAACTGATAGTATTAATAAACTTAAATTAGAAGCTAATGATAAAGCAAATACTCTTATACAAAATCAAACAAATGAAATAGATGAGCTAGAAAATCAAACAAATAATTACTATTATCAAAGTGGATTAAATTATAATAAGACACAAGAAGGAATAAATCAAAATTATTTAACTGCATATTCACAAGCTGAATTACAATTAAAAAGAGATTTAGCTCAACTAAATCAAACTATAGAAAACGGAAATATGGCAGGAGAACAATTAGTAAATCAAGGTTGGGATGCTAGAGTTGCTGGGATTAATGGAATGACTAAAGCAATTTTAGATGCTGGAAAAGATTACTATATTAATAGATATAAAAATAAACTTGGAGCTGAAGAAAGTATAAAAGAAATTCCAGGTATTTATAATACTGAAAATAAAGAAGATAATATATTTAAAAAAGCTTGGTCTCTTAGAGGATTTGGTAAGGTAGGAGGTATAAATGGCTAATGAATTTATAGAAAAAGAAATTATGAAAGAAAGAACAGGAGCAAATGTTTCACCTATAACAGTTGATACACAAAGTAGATTTTTATTAAATCCAACTAGTGTTGAAGGAGTATCTGTAAAAAGTCCACCTAAAATTCCAGTTCATGAAAATATGTTTTTAGAGACAGTAGAAAAAATAGCAAAGGAAGCAGAACAATTAAAATTAAATAATGAAAAAAACTTGCTTGATTTATCAATAAAAAATAAAGAACTTGAATTTGAAGAAAAATGGGCTACTGTAAATAATAAATATGGTGATAGATACGAAGAATATTTAAAAGATTATGATGATATGCTTAAATCAAAAAAAGAATTAGTACAAAAAAATAAATATATTGATATGAATGAAAAAACTCTAACTATGAAAAATTTAGATATTAATCATAATCAAGGCAGAATTAAGATACAAAAAGATAGGAATCAATATTATGTAAAAGAACAAAATGATATAGCACTCGCTACATTAGAACAAAGAAGAGTTATAGGTGCTAAATATGGTCTTAATGACGACGAAAAAGCAAAAGAAAATTATAAATATATGAGAGATACAATAGAACATATTGCTGAACTTTCTGGAATGTCTGAAGAAGAAAAAATTGTAATGCTAGGAAAAAATATAGGTGGAACTGAAGTAGCAAGACTTAATAATAGAATAATGGAAATTCAAAATAGTTCTATGCCACTTGACAAAAAGAAAATTGAAATAGACAAAGTTATAGCCTATATGGACAATGAAAAAATTGTAAATGATTTAGTAGATACTACTATGGAATTTTATAAAGGTGGCGATGAAAAAACAGCAAAAGAGTATTTAAAAATTCAATTTGAAGGGGAAACTAAAACTGTTTTAAAAGGTATTAAATCTCAGATAACTGAAATTCAAAGAGAAGAAAAAAGAATAGAAAAAGAAAGAATTAGAGCAGAAAAGCAAATGCAAAGATTATATTTAAGAAATAGAAGAGTAGATGAGGCTTTAAGAAGTGAAAAATACTCTAATATAAGAAGAGCTTTTAAAAAGAAATATGGTAGAGAAATGACAAATGAAGATATAGCAAACGGTAAATTAAATTTTGATTGGGCTGCTGCTGGAGATTTAGATAATTATGATAAAGTAGAAATATTTGATAAAACTCAAATGACAAATTTAAGAAGAAACATTACTGCTCAAATAGAAAGTGGTAAATTATCAGAAAACGAAGCTAAAAATTTAGTCAGAGATTATGCAGAAAAATTATTTGCTAACGACAAAGCAGAATATAAAGAATTAAAAATAAATGCTTTTGTAAAACAATATGCAGATACAGAAAATCCAATACCATATATCTATGGGAAACAATATCCTGAATTATATCAAGCAGAAAGAGTTACTAAAAATAGTAAAGGAAATAATGCTAGTATAAATATTAAAGCCCCTAAAAAAGGCTTCATAGGTTTTTTTGATGATGATGGATATAAGGAATGGGAAAATGTAAAAAAAGAATTTTCATCTGACCCAGTCTATGCTGATGCTCAATTAAAAAGCTTTATAATAGGTCTTATGAAAGACGATGGTTTTTCAACAAAAGATATTAATTCGACAACAATGCAACCTTATTTAAAAAAACTTAACACAGAAGAAGGAAAAAGATTAATAAAGGCAAATAAAATTTTGAAAAGTAGCAAACCTGTACAAAATACAAAATCAAATACTGTAAGTACAAAAAAAAGTAAAATGGGTGGATATTTAAGATAAGGAGAAACTATGGGAATTTTAAAAGATATTTTTGATAAAAAAAAGGGAATGACAGGAATTGTAAGTGAAGAACAAAGAAAAAACTTTCAAGAGCAAAGAAAAAAAAATATAGAAAAACCTATTTCTTTAAAAAATACATCATTAGTTAAAGGAATTGAAAGAAATATATCTAATCCTATAAGAACTGGTTTAGTAAAAGGTGTTACTCAAATAGCTGATATTTTTACTCAGCCAGACCCTGAAGATCTTTATATGGAATATGGAGATGACTATGAAAAAATCTATCAAGAGTATAAAAAACAAACTGAAAATAATGGTTGGAAAAATTCACAAGTAAGAAAAGAAGCTATTAATTATATAAAAAAGAATAGAGAAGAAAGAATGAAATTTTTGAACAATGATTCAAAAATAGATAAAGGAATCATGTTATTTCAAAACATATTAGAAGGTGTTGCTTCACCTACAAATTGGTATAATCCAAATGGATTTATTAAAAATTTAGCTTGGGACTTAGTTCAAGGTGCTCTTGATACAACATGGGAAAAAACAGAAATTGAAGGTAAAGAAATAAAAGATTTTACAAAAGATGATATAAAAGAATATGGATATGGTGCAGCTACAAGTGTAATAATACATGGAGCAACTAAAATTGGGGGAAAATACATTTCTAAAAAGCTAAATAACTTAAAAAATTCAAATACTGATGTATCTGGAAATATTATATCAAATGCAATTGAAGAAACACCAAAAACTCCACTTGAAGTAATGCAAAATGAAGTTAATAAATATGGACCAGGAGCAACTAATCCAAAAGCAGTTATAGAGCTTGCTGAAAGATTGGAAAATGGAGAAACAGTAAGTATTGAAAGAGGTAAAAATTTTTCTCAAGATGTTGATGATTTCTATACCAATGTAACTGAAAAAAGAATTGAAAAAATTCATAAAGAAGAACTTTCAAGACAAAATATAATTAAAAACAAAGAGAGCAATGCTGAATTTGAAGAAAGAATATTTAATGGAAAAGTTCCTGAAAAAAAAATAGTTAATGATATAAATGCAAAAGATTCTTTAAGTAAAACATTAAAACCTATTAAGAATAAAATTAAACTAAACTCTAAACAATTAACAGCTGAATATAAAAGTAAACTTGCTTATATTCATATGGAAAATGGAGGTAGTGCTAATTTTTCTCGTATAGGAGATTTAAACGAACTTATCATAACTGAAAATAATATCAACGGAAAAACATTTAAAGGAATGATAAGAGGCTATGAAGATATCCCTGAAAATTTAATACCTTATGCTAACGAATTTAGAAATATTGCAGACGAATACACTAATTTAAAATATGGAAATAACCTATCTCAAAAAGGTTATAATTTTGATATTGTCTATGATAAAAATCAAGCTATGTCAAATTTAAAATTAGCAATAGACACCGATGACTTAAATGCAAAAAAAGTTGTGGTTGATGAAATATTAAAAAATACTGAAAAGAAAGTTTATTTGACAGAAGCTCAAGCCAAACAGTTTAAGGTTGGAGATACAGCAGGAGTATATATACTAGATGACCATAATATCATTGAGAAATTAAGAAATGATATTAATGGGACAACGCTTGATATAAGAAAAAATGGTAATGGAAAACTGGTAGATTATGAAAGTAAAACTTGGAAAGATGTTGCAGTTCAAAATGCACCTTTACCAGAAATAGATAACTACTTTAAATTGAAACAAAAAGAAATAGATGGTAAAAAATTAAGTAAGAAAAATTTAGTATTTATAGAGAATTATGAGACAAAATCTATGAATTGGCTTGATGGTTTTCTAAATGAAATAAATGCAGAAGTAGAGCCTATTAATTCCTTAAACAGAATTTACAAGCAAGTTATAGATGAAAAGAGTGGACTTAATACATTAAGAGATAGATTAAATGGAAATTATGATAGAATAGAAGCTAATCACAATACATCAACTGGAAAAAATATGTATGTTCAAAATAACAGAACTTTGAAAGATGCCATAGAAGACGAAACTCAACATCTAATTGAATTAGGTGCTGATGTGACTACAAGAAAATTTTCAGAAATGTCACCTGGTTACAGAGGTACATATAACATAAGAAATTTAATGATGTATAAATTCTTGTCAAACTTAAACTATCTTAAAGAAATAGCTACTAATAAAGAAAGAATAAATTCAGGACTTATAGATTTAGGTTTTAATGAAAGAGTTGGTTTTTTACAAAGTTCAAAAGAAATGTTAAGGGCTTCAAAAAATGTCACTAAAAAATACAAGAATATTAAAAATATTGAATTAGATACTATAACAAACCCACTTGAAAGATTACAGATAGAGGCTTATATTGATAAAGTTATGGAAACTGAAATTGATATGAGAGGATATTCAAAATCTAACTTATTAAAAAACGCTGGTGAATTAGGAGCAAAAGGGCAAACTGCTTCAGATTTACAAAGAATTGCATTATCAGAATATTTTACTGCTAATGCAATGTATGATGAGTTTACAAAATTTAAGATAGAAGATGTTACTCCTACTATGAAACAAGTTTTATTTGATATGGGAATAGATGATAATATAAAATTAAAAGGTATCCAAGACGAGATATTAAAGGCAAATAGTGTCATAGACTTACTAGATGTTGTAAAAGATAGAAATAATACATCTAATGTAAAAAGTTTATTTGAGCAATTTGCTGATATAAATGGGAAAGAATTAAATGCTTTTAGTGGGCATACAGTAGGCTTAAAGGCAGATAGTTTTGTTAGTAGAACTTGGGCTAATTTCAATGGTATGTTTAGAATGTACAATATGAATTTATTAACAAGGACATTTGATAGACTAACAACTTATATTGATAGTGAAGGGCTTACAAGATATAGATTTTTAAATGATGGAAATTTTTCTTTAAACAAAAATAGTTTCACTGGGTTAAATAATTGGAAAGCTAGTTCAAGAATTTTAAATTCTGGAACAACTGCATTAGAAACTGCTGGACTTGTTTATGGTATTGGTTGGTTAACTGGTAAAATAACAGGGACATCAAGAGATGAAATGATAGAAGCTAAAGTTGATGCTTTAATGCATGGAGAACTTGCTGATACTGTCATAGATGTAATTAAGACAGGTTTAGTTGATAATACTGGACTTGAAATTACAATGGGCGGAGAAAATGTTGTTGCTAGTTTTTTCAATCAAAATTTTAAAGGTTTAAAAAGAGATATGTCTTCAAGTTTATCTCCTATACAAAAAATAGTTTATGGAGCTTTATATATAGCCTCTCCTAATGCAGTTTCAAGAGGTATAGACAATATTAAATTTGAAAAGAATATACCTAATAGACTTGATACAGCAAGTGAATACCTAAAAGAGAAATGGAAATATGAATATAAAGATAAAGCCCAAGCTGAACAAGACGAAGGATTATTACCAATTGAGAAAGTTGGGCTTGGTATTCTAGGTTTTCTATATGAAAAAGGAGAAAAAATATTTAACAATGTTTTAAAAGAAAAGGTAAATTATCAAGAATATTTTGAAAAACATCCTGAACAAACTGAAAGATTTGGAGAGTTTAAAGAAGATACTCCACAAGAAGCTAAAATTGCTTTGGCTAGTGGTATTATGGAACTAGCTGAATATGGTGCAAGGAATGAGCAACTTGATCAAATTCTTTCAACTGCTGATACAGTAGAAGAAAGGGAACAAGAATTAAAAGAATATGGCATGGACTATCAAACTCAACTTACTAAAATGAATAAGGATAATAAACTTGTTTTCCATGCAGTTATGGCTTATGCTGAAATAGAAAGCCCTGAAACAATTATACTTGCCATGAATGAATTTAATGAGTTAAAGACTAAAGAAGAAAGAGAAGCATTTTTAAATAATTTTATAAGAGAGGATCATGTAGATGATTTCAATAATTTCTTAGACAGAGTTATGGAGGACAAAAACAAAAAAATGGATAGTATCTATGATAGAGATTACTCCTATGGTACTGAGGGATATATAGAATTTTTACAAACTTTAAGAAATGAAATGTAAAAAAAGTCCAGTTATTAGCTGGGCTTTTATTCTAATATTATTAAATTTTCTTGAGCAGTTATTGAAGCTAGTATAGAATTTATAGGCATTGAAAAATTAATATTATATTTAATTAATTTGTCTGTCGTAACTTTTAAAGATAAAGAAGTTCTTAATGTTCCTGTTTGTGCATTATGGAAAGATTCTCCTAATCTTGAATTATACAATAAATTTATTTCTTCTCTTAAAAAATTATAAAATTCAATAAGTTTGTCTTTTTTTATATTTTTTTCTTGAGCCACTTCTTTCGCTCTAATATCTAAATAACAAATTATAAATAACATTTTACTTTTAAAAAAATCTACTTTTATAATTGATTCTTGAACCGCTATTTTAATAGTGTCAGCTCCTTTCATTAAATCAACTTCTGAAAATTCATTTTTAATTTTTATTTCATTCATAATTATCCTCCTACTTTTCTTCATCTATAACTAAATGTTTATCTAATATTTCTTTAAATTCTTTCATCAGAAATGATTTATCTTCTTCTTTATCCATTATATCTAGAGCAGTTATTCCTATATTTCCATTAAAATTAATTTTTAGATTTTCATCGCCTTTTAAAGTTATTTTTATATTTCCTATTTTCATATTAATCTCCTTTTTTATTTTTATTATATCACTTTTTAGATGAAAAAACTCCCTCTTTTTTGACATAGCCAACGAGTAGCCAACAAACACTATTTTTATATAATAAAAAGTATTTAAAATTAAAAGAAAAATAAAAAAGAATATATTCTATCACAAAACACATTCTTTTTGAATAGCTAAGCTTTAATTTTCTTTAGCTATATTCTTTTTAAGTCCTTTATCATAGAATCAATATGTTCATTTACTTCTTTTTTTAACTTTTCTTCTACCTTCTTCTTTAATTCATTAGAACCTAGAGCCTTATTATCTGAATTTCTATATTCAGAACTTGGTGGAACTTCTCCTGAATATTTTACATTATTTACTGTATTTTTTATTGTAATATCATTACTTATATTATTATTGTAATAAGCTCCTCTTACAGAGAAAGTATAACGAATTGTTCCTATTTCTTCAATAGTTGTAGTAATCTTTGTAAAATTATACACTTTCATAATAGGCTTTCCTGTTGAATCAACGCCAGTTTGTACTTCTTTTTTCAACTGTTCTGTATTAGTGTTAGAAGAAGTATTATAATTATAATTATAGTCACCATCTCTATAATCAATGAAAAGTTCTATCCCATTAGTTACAGGATAAGCTATGGAATTTAAATCATTACTAATTTTATTTTTTACATCTACATTGTTTGAATTTAAACTATATTTAAAGTAACCTTTTTCTTTTGTTTCATTTAGTAATTTATTAGTGTCTTTATAATTATATACATATTTTTGAGCCTCTTTAAAATAATAGTTTGCAGCTCTATATTTTGCTTTTGAAGAACCAGCATTTCTATACTCTGTTATTCCTTTATTATAATTATCTTCTGCATCATTTAAGTCTGCTTTATATTTAGCTGACTCATATTTAGAATAAGAATTTCTATAATTTTTTTGATATTTTGAATATATCTCATTAGCCTTGTAGTAAAGATTTTGAGCACTTCTTAAATACCTATTGCTTCCTTCTTTTTCTTCCACTTCTGCAAGTGATATATAGCCATCTGCTCTATGTTTTGCTATTTCTTTTTTAAAATAGTTATACAATTCTACTTTATTTCTATCTAAAGACTTATTACTTTCAACCACAGCATTAATTGCAATATTCATATTTATTGTGTGATCTATCACTTTTAAAGCATAGGTATGATCATCTCTTAAACCTATATTTTGTGAAAATAATTCTTTATTAGTTTTTAAGGCTTGATTAAAAAGAGTTTTTACATTATTACTAGCTAAGAATTCTCTTTCAGCTTGAAATTCCTTAGCATATTGACTATTATCTGAAGCAATATATATCGTAAAAAGCTCTATATTAGCCTTGTTTATATCTTCTAATTTCTCACTATTTTTTTGTTTTGAGTAATATTCAAAAATATTTGAAAATTTACTATTAATCTCATTTTTTTTCTTTTCATTTAATTCTTTAAAATTTTCAGGTTTTTCATCAAAATATTTAAAAGTTAATACTACATTTTCAACATAATCTCCTCTTTCATAAGCCTTATTCGCCTTGTATAAATTACTACAAGAAACAAATAAAAGACAAAGAATAGCAAATAAAATTTTTCTCATTTTTAGCTCCTCCTTATGTATTTAAACTGTTATTTTATAATATCCTTTTTACCTTATTTAGTCAATTAGATTTTAATTATTCTAACTATTTTATTTTTTACTTTTAAAATATCTGATTGAAATATTTTTTAAAAAAATATATAATACTAAAACATGTTAAAAGAATAAATATGAAAGTATTTGATTATGGTAGTTACTATTACTGTGATTTAGATAGATTCAAAGTAGATTTAGAGTAGAGTTTTTAGAATTTAAAATTAAAAAAGGATTGAAAGCTTTAGTTCATAAAGTTTTTCAATCCTTTTCTTTTAGTTAAGGTAATTATTATTTAATAACAACTATATTTGAAGCTTGAGGCCCTTTTTGTCCTTCAGTAATTTCAAATTCTACTTCTTGTCCTTCAAATAATTCTTTGAATCCTTCTTTTTGAATTTGAGAAAAATGAGCGAATACATCTTTTCCATCTTCACCTGTGATAAATCCAAATCCTTTTTCCTTGTTAAACCATTTTACTGTACCTTTCATCTTTTAATACCTCCATAAATAATTTTGTCGAATGATGAAGTAACTACTAACATAAATGAATATATCTATAAAAGCATATAGAAATTTAATATTAGAAAATGGAACTTAAAAGAATCATTTACCACAATACTAAAAAATAATTCATAGTAATAAAGTTACATCTCATTTTCAAAGACATTATACTATAAAAATTTTAAAATGTATACTATTTTTTTTATTTTTTTTTAAAATTTAAACAATTCATTTAAAAAATAACGATAAAAGTAGGTATAATTGACTTTTGAAAAGAATAAAAAAATATTTTTTATTTTATAAAAAATGTTATATAATCTGTATATAACATTTTTTTGGAGAGAACTATATATGATAGAAATAAGACAATTACTTAACAAAGAAAAAGATGAAGCACTATTATTTGTAAAGAAAGTTTATATTGAAAGTAAAGATGAAAGTTACTCAGAAAAGGGTATAGAAACTTTTTGTAATTTTATTGGTAACAAAGAAATAACAAAGTCATTTAAGGTATATGGTGCTTTTGAAGATAATATTTTAAAAGGTGTTATAGCAACTGACAGAAGAAAAAGACATATAAATTTATTTTTTGTAGATAAATCTTCACAAGCTAAAGGTATTGGAAAGAAATTGATGAATATTGTTATAGATAACAATGAAAATTCATTTATAACAGTAAATTCTTCAAGATATGCTGTTCCTATTTATCAAAATTTAGGTTTTATTAAAACTGAAGAAGAAAAAGAACAAGATGGATTAAAATTTACTCCTATGAAATTGATATTAAAAGATAAAGCAGAGGTGGAATAGTCATTATGAAAAAAATTATTATTTTCTTTTTAATGATTTTATCAGTCACTATTTTTAGTGAAGAATATAAACCATATTTAAAGAAAAATACTAACAATAAAAATTTAGTTTTTTCCGCGCAAATAAAAGATAGTAAAAAAGTTATATCTATATATAAAGAAAACAAAAAGCTTGTCTATGTATATGGCTTAGAAGGAGAAAAAGCTGAAAAAATAATTGTGGGAAATGCAAATAAAAACTTATTTAAAAACGAAAATGAAATTCCATTAAATGAAAACAATAATAATAAACTTACTGAAAATTTTATTCTTTTTAAAGTAAAGAATTATACTTATCTTATTTCTTTTTACAACAATTATGGAGTTAAAGAAAATTCTTATACTCTTACAGTTGCTAAGAATGATGAAGAAATACTTTTTGATAAAGAATTAGATATTTCAACAGTTTATGATAATTTTTTTAATACAAATTTCTTTAAAAAACTTCCTTATGATAATGGCGTTGTAGCTTATTATGTTACCTATGATTGAAATATAATATTGTTTAAAAAAGTTCTGAGTTAATCAGGACTTTTTTTGTTCCAAAAAATCATTAAAAAATATATAAACTTGTGTTATAATTCAAATAGAATTGAACTTGGAGGAAACTATGAATACAGAAATTAATATAAGTAATGTAATATTGGAAACAGATAGATTAATCCTTCGTGCTTGGGAAATTACAGATTTAGATGATTTTTTTGAATATGCTTCTATAAATGGTGTAGGTGAAAAAGCAGGTTGGGAACATCACAAAAGTAAAG